TGGCGACCGGCTGCGGTCTTCAGAATCTGACCAAGCTGGGCGGTCTGTGCTTGGGTGCGGGATAGAATAGTCATTGTATTTGTCTCCCTTTACAAGAACGAAGCAACGCCAAGCCAGGGCTCGGTGGCAGAGATTGGGTGGGTGCAGATACCCACGACGATGGATCCGGCAGTGTTTGCGGAACCAGGGGTTGCCGTAAACATTCCAGGACCAACCGAACCACCAACGTTAGCAGTGTAGAGACGCTGACCGTTGAGGGGGGTGCTGCCTGTCACCTGAGAGGCGGGAACCTTGAACTTGGGGAATGCGCGGACCACAGGGGTCTTGCCAGAACCCGAAGGGGTAATGGAAGACGAGAACTGGCCAGCACCCAAGAGCAAGAAGCCGTAGGGGACTTCTGGAGCGGCTCCGGTGAGGGAGGTTGCGCCGTCCAGAGGGTGAACGATGAGATTGAGAACGCCAGGGGTAGTGGCCCCATTGTAAAGAATGCTAACGATGGCTCCAGAATTATAGCCAGCAGCAGTCAATGCAGCATTATCAGTCCCAGGATCACCTGTGAGAGTCAGATTGGGGACGCAAGTTCCGTCATTCTGACCGTAATATTCGCATTTGTTTCACTTGTGGTTTTCAGACCCACTAGGAAATTTTTCTCTACCACTTCAGTTTTCACTGCCACTACCATTAGTGTTTGTGGTCTGGACTATGCCTTCATCTTGTTGAAATTTCTTCAAGTTAGATGGGTTATTATAGTCTCTACACGTTCAAATCTCAGCACCGTATGATTTGCTTCGCTCGGCGTTGGCATCAGGGTTACCTGGAAGCGTTCACCGAATTTAAACCTTACGAACGTAATGTTTCCACTGCGCCGACCCGATATATATTAAGTTCGAGATACATTCTCTACTCTCCTATATATGATTTTTCGCTTCTCCATGGATCAGCCGAGGTGGCGAGATCGCTACAAGATGGAGTCGCTTGTGCATATGAGGAAGGGATATTAGCAAAACAAAGTTACTTATATAACGTGGTTTTCCAGTATTAGATATAGAGGTTAGAATGACAAGACCACTAGGTATTTACCCATTTCCATATGACACCAGGGCAGGGGTGTACCAAATTGAAAATAAACTGAGTGGAGTCGTATATATTGGCTCTGCCATTAATTTCTATCGAAGATGGAGGAGACATCACAATGAACTCACTAGGGGAGTTCACAGCAATCAGCATCTCCAGAGAGCTTGGGATAAGTATGGGCCTGACTCGTTTATCTGGACTGTGTTGGAAGAAACCAACTGCACCCGTGAAACACTGCTAAGCCGTGAACAGTACTGGATGGATAGAATAAAAAAAGAGGGGGTATTACTTTACAATACCTGCGTCACTGCTGGTTCCCATCTAGGTGTAAAACGTTCTGAAAAAACCAGGAAATTAATGTCTGAAATTGCTAAAAAACGAGGAGATAATGGTATTAGACGAGATGAAGAATGGTGCAGGCAAGTGTCAGAAGCAAATAAGAATAATGTAGAAACTAGATGTGATGCGAAGTTTAGAGAGAAGATGTCAAAACTAAAGATTGGAAATATGTATTGTAAAGGAAAAAAATGGATCAATAAAAATGGGTGCAGCAAAAGAGTGTCTTTAGAGGAGCTGCCTCTATTCTTGGAGCAGGGTTGGAAGAAGGGGAGAGCCACTATAGTAATTCTGCCACCTGAGAAGTAAAAGTTACCAGAGGGAATTCTCTAATTACCTGTAATTTGGTATCACCCTGATAAAAAAAGGAGTCGTATCTACTGGAAAAAGAATCCATATCATCAAGATTGAGCCCGGTTACTTCTACCCACTTACATTCTTCTGGATGTTCCACATCATCCATGAGAACTTTGTACTTCATATTCATATAACTAGCAGTAGGATTAGAATAATCAGGATTAGATTTTTTGATCTTAAATTGCTCGTAAATCCACATCCAATTTCGAACATATTGAGCCGTATAGACTTTATTCTGAAAATCAGGGTAATAGGGGTCTGTAAAATAATAAAATTTAGCACTGGAAGCTCGTTGTTTGAGCGATTCCCAAATTTTAAGAGTCATCATTCTTTTATCCTTGAGAATACGAATAAGATTCCAGGTTGGGTCTTCATTAGTCCACATAAGAAATCGGCCCCTCATGTAAGGGGCCGATATTCAGAGAGCTATTTGCTTACTGTTTATTTCAATCCACTCATAAGGAAATTCCGTATGAGACTACCACCTTCATTTTAGATGTCATCCGTGAAGACAAGGTTAGCAAGCATTGCCTGCTCTTTGCTCATATCCGTGGCGGTCTTGACATTGCCGAGACTGCGGATTGAAGCGGCCTTAGCGGCTGGCTTGGCAGGGGCCTTGGAGGCGACTGACTTCTTTGGGGGTTCGAGCTTTGGCTCACCCTCACGCTTGGCACCCGGATCATACTTGTCAACGCCTAGGGTCTTCAGAACCTCATAGAGGATCACATCTTCATGATCTTCCTCAGCGTCTGGCACTCCACCTTCATTCAGAAGATCATCAGCCATATCGCCACGCTCGACAATCGGATCATCCACACCCTGGACCTTTGCAGCTACCTTCTGATCGGCAAGCAGCACATCGAGGGAAGAGATGTCATAGCGAGAGGCATGATGGAAGAAATCTTCAGGGGATGCGGTTGCTCCACCCTCTTCAAGCTCATTGGGCTCGGATCCGAAGAATCCTGCGCCACCATCAGCTTCAACGGGAAGACCATCCTCACCAAACTCCTCACCCTCACCCTCATTTGCCAACGCATCGGTCTTGTCGCCCATGTCGTCTTCGTTGAAGATCTTGGTGAAATCGAGTTCCTCTTCGCCTTCAATTGCTTCCTCAAGGGAAGTAACATCGGCTTCAAGATTGTCAATCTTTTCCTGGAGTTCCTGCTTCTTTTCGTCAGGAATTGGCTCACCAGCGGGGGCTCCACCTTCAGGAGGCATCGTCTCATCCATCGGAGGAGTAGTTTCGTCAACTGGAGGAACCGTCTCATCAACTGGAGGAACATCACCTTCTGGGGGAACATCACCCATTGGGGGCATTTCGTCCTTGGGGGCCTCATCCTTTGGAGCCTCATCTTTCTTGGGCTCTTCAGTCTCATCAGCCTTCTTGTTCAAGTCGGCAGTCTTGGGCTCACCCTTCAATTCCTTCTCGACTTCACCCTTCATCTTCTTGAGGAAGGACTCATCTTCGAGGAACTCATTGAGTTCAACTTTGTGTACCTGCTCGAACTTCTCGGCAATCTTGGTATAATGAGCATTGATGGCCGTCTGACGCAGCATTGCAGTCAGTGCCTTGGTGCTATTCGCCAAGAGCGAGGAAGCGAGTTTGTACTGGATTTCGTTCGGAGCGGTCGGAAGCAACGACTTGGCAAGCGTCCATGCAGAGGCTACGCGAATCTTAGCTTCCTTATGGGTAGACTGCTTTGTTTCTCGGATGCTAGCGAGGCGTTCTTTCAGGGACTTACGATCTTCGGCCATGGTTCTGACTCCTTTTTGGTGGTGAAATAGGCTCTCTATTCCTTGATTCAGAAAGTTTGTAAACTCTCTAGTTTTAGTAAACGTACTACAGCTTCAACCTACCCAATTCGGCATAGACCGCATCGGGTTTAGGTAGAATGAGTTGGGATGCGGCTTTACTCGCATACCCAGCGTCTTTTGTATAGGCTGTTTTCGGGCCTTCCCACTCAATGGAAATGATAGTCCGAAGAGAGGCACCGGGGAAAGCTGGGATTGCAACCCATGATGCTTCGATAAACTTGACTCCACCATTAGGAAGAGATCTGTGTCCGCAAAGCTCAGCTACACGACGAGGAATACCGTCTTCGTCAGGGAGGAAAGAGCCCTTGTTATATTGAAGATGGGAACAGTAATTACCATTGTCAGTAACCCGCTGTCCACAGTAAGAGCAGATGACCAAATCAGTCACACAGCCCATAGAAAGGTACTTAACCTTCTCACTTCTAATCTTGCTAACAAGATCTTCGTGAGCCAGATCAGTGGCGACGAGAAGATCCACGAAATAGACCCAAACTTCCCCACTAATCCTGATTTTTCTCAACACAGCATCAAGGATGTGGCCTTTTGCCGCTTTGGAGTTCTGATAATGCTCAAGGAAATTGAACGCACCAACAAAACTACGATAACTGAGCTTCAAAACCTCATTTTCCCAGCCATCGTCATTGTTATTGACCAGATAGGAGCACTCTGGAACAATCAGCCAATCTGAAGGCTCTTTTTCACACATCACGGAGGCCATAATGGTCACGTGAGAGAGCAAATACTTAGAGGTATTGCCAGCAATTTTGGAGAACGAGGCGTTCTTGTGGCCAAACTTCGCCCCGTGGAGACTATCCCACTGTTGGAGGCTGATTATGGGGTCTGAGATGATGCCAGTGGCTTGCTTTTTCAACATCTTACACCAACATGAACTCGAAGCAAACTCCATCGAAGCCAGCGTTGAGCACTACATGTGCATATTTAGCACGTACATTCAAAGTTGCGGAAAGTTCCCGCTCCATCCGGATCATAGTTGTAGGCCCGAACTCCGCCTGAGCAACTTTTCCGCGAGGGATATTGACCATCAAAATGTCATTATTGGTCTTCACGTTTTCAGCCGACACATACTGCTTGAAGTAGCGGTTGGCAGCCACTCTATTCGCAATTTTCTTATTGCGATCCGATTCAAAATCATAGGAGTGATTCTTGGCTGTCAGACTACTGTGGTGATGGATCCAATCCTCACCCTGCTCATCTCCAAGCTCTTCTTTTGTCGTTTCTGACATGATTTTCTTGTCTTTCTGAGGGTAATGGCGTTCGTGTCCGTCCACCATATCTGTTTGGAGCATCCTGGCATTAGGATCAGATGCTTCCTTCGGATCACCCTTGACGGGGACTTCATCAAAACGGGAGTCAGCGTACGGATTCTCATGCTTAGTCTGGTAGTCTCGGTCATAGGTGGTACCCACACCGGGTCTAGCCATTTCAGTCAACAGCGCATCTACAGCCTCTTTCCGAACGAGCAAAGAAGCACCCGCCTCTTTATTGGCTGAGGGCGAGTGCTTCTTGAGTAATTCGTTCATTAGGAAGTGGCACCAGAGAAGAGGAGTGAAGCACCCGTAACGTCTGAAGGAGCCAGACCGGAGTCGATGAAATCTCCGTAGACGGATCCGTTGACATCAAACACATCGGTGACGATAATGGTTGCGTCTTCGGTAACGGCTGCCTGCTCGATCTGGAAGTTGCTGGTGTAGGACTCCATCCAGCAGCCCTCGTAGATCGTGACAACTGCGTAGAGGCCAGGGTTGCCAGTGTTGTTGAGTCCACCCTCTGCGGCCACATCAGCCAAATCGGCCTGACCGACATTCTGAGCCATGGAGGCGAGTTCTGAGAAAGCGATCTCGGTCTTGATATCAAACGGCCATTTGTGATGCTTGAGACTACGAACCAAGCCACTCACGCCTGCCTTGTATCCCAGCATCTGCATGATGTTGGCAAGGTAGAGTGCGGTGCGGTTGATCGTCAGCGTCATCGGCTGGGTGATACCGGGCACAAGCTCGGCAACGATGTCCCCATAACCCAGACCACGAATGGCTTCTACATTCTTTGATTCTGAGATATTGAAGCTGGAGGTGACACCCATCTTCACAAACTTCCCGACTCCTACCGCATGGGTAAAAATCTTGAAGCGGCTGGAGATAACGGTCTTAGTCTGGGCCGTTGTCCCCTGTCTGTAAAGATAGCTATCAGTGAAAGGTGAATTGGCCATGTTTAGATCCCCCTATTGGAACGCAAGTTAAGCATTGAACCCTCAGAGTAGGATTCAGTAGATACAAAATTCATTTTACTCTCCCGCCGCAGCGAGATTAAGTCCATTAAACTTGGACTTAGAGCCATACTGCTTGATTGGAGACGGGCTGACTGGTCCGTTCTGAGGCAGCTTGGGTGCGGCTGGGGTGGTGTTCTGAGGGGCTCCTGGGGTCTGTGTGGAGGGCTTATTGGCACAGTTGGGGCAGAGCACACCATTCGTGTCCTTACCATTCTGCATCACCGTGGCCCCACAAACCGGACAAGCTGCTGTCTTAGAAGCAGACCCGTGTTTGCTGCGTTCCATACCTGAGAAAGACTCCTCAGCTAGTTCCTTAGTCTTATGACGACTCAGGATATTACCCGTGCCCTTCTGAAGGATACACCAGGGGGCTTCGTTACCCTCTGAGTCCTTGCCAGGGCGATTCACGATATACTGATTGGCTTCTTTCTCGATGGTGCCCTCATGGTCAGAGCAACAATCACGCTCATCTGAGGAAGTCTTTGATTCTTCCTTTTTTTCATTCTTGCACTTCTCACAGATAACGGAGCCCTCAGCCTTCCCGTAGGGAGAGTGCATGACCATTTCGCCACACTTTTCACAGGGAGTCCCACCATCAGCCATAAGGAAGGATTTCTTACCATTCAGATCTTTCTTGTCCTGAATGGCTGACTCAGCAGTCTCCAGAACCTGAAGCTGCTTGCTCAGAATCTTTTCCACATCTTCCAGCTTGGTCTTCAAGCCAACAAAGACTTCTCCAACATTTTTAATCAGAGAAGAATCATTGGCTTCCTGGACGATCTTCTTAAATTCGAAGAATTTGTCAGCGATATCCTCTTTGAGAGTCTGGGTAAATTTCAGAGCTTTTCGGGTTTCTGCACTGGTGACATCAGGAAACTCTACGGCTGTTTTGGCTGCCGCACTCTTCAGACCGCCCGTTTTCGGAGCCTCCGGAAGGAGGGCCTCATCTTCTTCATCTGCTGCGGTATTGAGTCCATCAGCTTCGGGGAGTTCACCTTCACCCATTTCCATGGATTCTGGGGCTTCCTCTTCTGGAGGGGCGACATTAAGAGAACCAACTCCAACAGAGCTACCCCCGCCTTCAAGTCCTTCATCAACGTTCTTGCTATAGAACTCACCTTCGACCAGCTTGTCCTCAACCTTTTTAATGGCTGCAACGAGTTCGTCATTGAGACTTAGAAGGGCGCGATCAATTTCTTTCGGCCAAGTAGCAGGATTGACTGGATCACCGAGGTTGGTCCATTCGGTCTTGCAGGCTTCAAGTAGGGAGACAACGACCGTATCAACGGAAGTCTCTTCTTCGGATTCTGGCTCTTCTGAAGAACCTCCGGCTGCTGCCTTTTTGGTGGCCTCAGTGGGGTTCAGGATGGATGCATATTTATTGGTGGGGGCGGTGGACTGAGCGTCGAACACATCGCCCTGTGCGGAGATTACAGCCACTGCTTCAGAAGCATTCAGAATGAACGAGGGCATACCTCTCTGGAAAGTGCCAGTAGCGAGACGGTGGCCGACCCATGAACCTGAAGCCTCAACAATCATATCAACTTCTTCAGCGGTCTTAGGGGTGAATACTTCCAAATCAGAGCCGCACTTACGCTTCATCTGATCCTGTTCCTCAGTAGTGAGTTCCTTCACTTCATGTCGCATCTCACGAGTATTGTCAACTGCGAAAGTGGAGGGGGCTGGATCAGTTTTTGCCTCAGTAGGCTTCTTGGTATCAAAAGTCCCAGCAGCTTTGTGCTGAAGCTCACGAGTGTTGTCAACCGACCATGCGGAAGGGGCTGGGTCAGCTTCAGTCTTCTCATCCAATTTCACGCGACGATGGGTACCTGGAAGCTCTGGATTAGCAGCCTTGGGAGTATTATCGGCAGATGGCTTGACTGGCTTTTCAGCAGGAATGGGGCGTTTTGGATCAACAAATCCTTCAGGCTGTTCACCTGGGGTTTCTGTTTTCTTGGGGGCATCAATTTCCACGGAGGACTCCTCAGCTTTCTTTTTAGATGCAGTTGTCCGCTTGCCTTGGACAATGGTTTCGAGTTCTCCAACCAGAGCAGAGGAGTTTCCATCCTGAACAAACTGATTGACGGGATTCTGAAGAGCGGCAGGACCGACCTTACGAGCAATCGGAAGAGCTTGAACTTTCTGGTTCAAATCTGGGTCATTCCTATGTTGGGTCAGATACTGCACGGTCTGTTTGATCAGATCACCAATCCAATCGGCGTTTTTGTTTGTTCCACAATCAGGGCAACCGGGTTTCCCACAGGTGCAGCCAGAGGCTTTCTTGTCTTTGTCACAGCCGGGGCAACCCTTAGTGCCACATGGACAGGCAGCACTTCCACCCTTTGAAACGGCAACGGCTTTGTTACCCGGAACATCAAGCTCTTCCAGGGTCTCATCCTTGGGCCAATCCTTTTTATCGGTCTGCTCAAGGGCCATTTTGTTTAATCGGTTGTTAAGTCTGTTAGAACGCATGTTTTTACCTCTTACACTGTGGAATCAGGAAGCGCAACAAGTTGCGGAGGTTCATTTCCTCGCAAGGCTGTCATCACTAAAGAAATACGCGAGTCCATCTGTTCACACCAAGCAGCCGCAGCATCAACTGGATCAGAGACGATAGACTGAGTGGGTAGGAGACCTGGAGATCCTAGTGGAAGCTGGGTCATGAAACTCACGGGGGTTTGAGCCATTTGAGTGGTCACACCTCTAAACACTTCCGCTGACCCCATTTGGAAAGTAAGGGCTTCTCGACCCCACTGGGTTCCTCCAAGGGTACCGTTGCCATCCATAGACATATTTGAAGAAGTGTTTATGAAGGCAATTTGATTTCCAGCTTCACCATTAGTTACAGCAGTAATAGTGATGACTGATCCACTAATGGAAGCGGTGACAGCAGTCAATGAGGCAGCAGTGATAGCGGTGATAATGTTCGTTGCACTAGTTGGAGCATCTGTACCTAAAAGAACTTGCCCTGTAGTGGGAGTGCCAGAGGCAATCCAAGTAAACAGTTGAGTGCTAATGGCAAAAGTTTCACCTGGATTTGGAATCCCAGTAAGGGTAAGAGTTCCGATGGCCGGAAGAGCAAGACTAGTGAATAACCCTCCTAGATTCACCAAAGGATCACCATACGCTGCAATTCTTTGCTTGTCAGTCGTATCCGTAGAGTCACCGACAAACGATGCCTGTAACGTCACTGTGACAGTGCCATTCAGATGCTGAACTACAGGATGAATCTTCACTCAAATCTCCAGAAGGATAGATGGGGGACCGAAGTCCCCCATCCAGGGTTTATAGCTGAGTCGTAACCGTCAAGGTGACAGAGATCCAGAGCAGGCTGAAGATTGGTTTAACAGTGAAGCTAACATTCAGAGTGGTTGGATCAGAGGGGTCCACTGCGACTACGATGGTGCTGTAGCCTTCGATAACCTGCTCAGCCACCAGAGAGACTAGAGTGGAGCTAACCACTGAAGTGACAGTATTGATGGTGCTGTTGATGAGCTTACGACCAATGAACTGGTTCAGGCTTGAGCGCATCGTCTGGCGAACGTAATCGATCACCAAGCGAGAGGTTGGTTCACGCTTCAAGGGGCTGGAGTTGTCGGTGGTAACCCAGTGGCGGATGATCAGAGCACCTGGGTTCTCCACTAGGCAAGTCAGGCCGCTTGCAGCCATATTGTCCATGGTGGGGTCGTCGTAGCGGGTGATGAGACCCTGGAATCCGACGATTCCCTGGCGAGTCAGGGTGGTGGCCACATCGATTGCCGGGGAGACCATCATGCCAGCCATTGCAGCGGCGATCAGGGATCCATCGACCGTGTAGTTGGTGGCCAGACCGGTGGTGGGGTTGACAAGCTGGAGAATTGCTCCGATGGAAGCGATTCCGATCATGCGCTCACTCTTGAGGCTAGTAGCTAAGCTGATCATGGACGAAGGAGTGTCGCTGAAGCCGTAGCCGTAGACGCTCATTGCTTCTCCACTGTTGCGTGGGGAGGCTTGAGTCAAGAGGAAGCGGCTCAGGTACTGGATAACCGTTGGGCTGGTAGTCAGAACCTGGATCATGCCTGCCTTCTGCTCGTTTCCAGGAACTGGAGCGGCCAGAGTGCTGATGGCGTTGATGTAGGTCTGATCGGCGGCGGTATTCAGGCCAGCCTGTTTGGGAACCTGGAGGCAGGCGAAGATGTTTCCACCATTCTGAGCGAACAAGCTAACTGCCATGGAGAGGCGGTTATCGGGGGTAGGCTGACCATACTGAGCGTAAGCGTTCCCAACGTTGTCAAAGATCTTCAGAGCAAAGTCTGAAGCCTTCTTTTCGGTCGTGTAGGAGATGTAGTAGTAATCTCCGACAGAGGGCTCATTTCCAGAGGCGTTGAAGGTAGTCACAACAGCCGTGTTTCCTGCGTTCATTCCGTAGGTGGAGATGACTTCAAGATTCAAACCGTAAACGTTCACGGTTGGAATAACGCTAGTGACGCGAGGAGTTTCCTTGCTGGTGGTGAAGGTGAGGGTGTCACCGGGCTCGAAGTGGTAACGGGGGCTCGGGAGGGACTGGAAGCCATAGAGCGGATCAGCCAGAACATCATCTGGGTTGAGAATGGTGAACTGAATGCCCGTATCGGGGTCCAGGAAGGTCTGATTCAGCCAGCCGGTAGCTCCGACCGCATTGGAACCCACATTGGAACTCAGGGGGGTTGTAGCCCCACCAGTGATGCCAAATCCATCCGTGCTGGCCTGGAGGGAGGTGCGGTTAGAGGTCACGCAGTAGTGAAGAGAGCGAGGAGTAGAAACGGTTGCCGCACCATTGGCGAAGAACTCTGCCGTTCCAGCCGCAGCCGAATTGGTGAGATTGGGGGTTCCGACCGTCTCAGCGAGGATAATTCCAGTCGTTGGAGTGGAAGTCGGGTAGGTGGTGAACAGGTTGAGGACATCCTGAAGGGTGCGAGTGGTCGTATCCAGCTTTTCCGTATAGACGGTCACTGCATTACTGGTTACCGCGATAGCGGCGGAATCTGCCTTGGCCGTGGCTCCGACGAACTGGATGGAGGCCACAGCGTTGGGGCCGGTGCCGATGTTGGTGGCAACAAATTTCAATCCAACGTTCACGGTGGAGACCAAGCTGGCCTGAACACCAGGGGTGATGACGAAAGGAGCATCCCCTTCCTGGAAGGTCACAGTGATGGTTTCATCTGGGCTCTTTCCTCCCACGCCATTCAGATCAGAGAACTTATTGGGCCATACGACCCCACCATACTCTGTGAAGGCGGCTTCTGTGACTGAAGAGGCTCCGGAGGCGACGACTGGGAGAACATTCCCCTTTTCATCAGCGATGGAGTAAGTGCCCTGGCCGGTAATTCCGGGGTTGACCACGGTCAGAGTGAAGGTGTGGTCATTCAGAATGTTGCGGTAGTAAGTTGCGTAGACGTTCTGTCCGATTGGAGGGGGATTGTAGAGCACAACCGTGGAGGTGGCTCCAACTACCTGAGTGACCGTTACCTCACCCGCCAGAAGGGCTTCCTCTGGGTTGGTTCCGACATACACATGAACCAGGGCGGGGTTGTTGGTAACAACGCTCAGGCCGGATCCGTCAGTTGGGACATCCGGAAGGGTGAAGGTGTAGTTCTTGCCAGTGACGGCTCCCTGGACAGGGCGGAGGAACATGATCTCATCAACCAACGTGTCGGTGATGACCGAAGCGTTGAATGGGGTGTAGCCAGAGGTGGAAGTGCCTGCCATGACTGAAGCAGAGCCGCCCCACTGGATACGGGCATCAGCGTTAGGAGGAGTCTGAAGAACGTAGTCCACGCCATTGACAAAATCGTTGCGGCTTGGGCCGTAACCCACTGCATCAATGCTTACCACGTTAGTGGCAGGAATCATGTCGTAGGTATCCTGATACTTGTTGGTGTAGTAAGAGACAGTGAAAGTCTGACCAGCCAGAACTGGGGAGGCCATGACGAAGGTGCCGGTCTGGCCATTCAGAGAGGTGATGGTGGCAGGCTGGCCGTTGACCAGAGCCTTCATGTTGAGGGGGTTGGTGGTGACGACTCCACCGTTGGTCCCATCGACCACAGGGACGAAGGAAGTGGTGAAGACGGTATTGGAGTTGGGGCCTGCTCCGTTCACGAATGGAGCGGAGGTGACTGCACCCGTCACAGTCTTGGCAGCGACGAGGCTAGAAAGGGGGGCCTGGAGGACGAGGTTACCGGCCAGGGTGGGGATTCCCACGGTGAGGAGGCTGGCCAAATCGCCGTAAGTGCGGACCACATAAGCAGTCACAGTGGCGGAGGCGTCCACTTCAACAGTGAAGGTTGCAGTGGAGAAAGTCAGCGTGTCATTTGCGGTGGTAGTGGTGGAAATACCCGTCACAATCTGGTAAGCACCTGAAACGGTATTGTTGGCAGTTGTGCCAGCAAAACGAACAGCAGTGCCGATCTGAACGCCATCAGTTGCCCACGAACCAGAAGCACGTTGAACCGTGTGAGCCGCGAAGGTGAGGGAGCCGGTGGTGCTGATCGTGAGAGCAGCTTCATTCAGTTCGATAGAGATTGCATCAGTTCCGACACCGCTAATTGCTAGCGCATCAGAGACGGGGGAAGCTGCGGTGAAGGTGAATCCAAGGTCCACATCGTTCCCAAGCTCACCGGGAAGAGAGAGGGTGAGAGGGAAGTTCGGGTCAGAGGCCCAAGTGGCGTAGGAAGGCACCTGAGCGGCTTCATTCTCATTTGCCACATAGGTGTCCTTGCGCTTGAAGTAGTAGGTGACGAGAAGTTCTGTCCCGACTGGGTAGACGCTGAAGATTGAGAAAGCTCCGGTCGTGCCATTGAGGCTCGTAACCACAACTGGGGTCTGTCCGTCAGAGAGAGTGACGGTGATATCGGTTGGGGTGTTGGTCAAAGTTCCGGTGCCGTTCCCCGTAACGATGGGGGTGTAGGTCAGGTTGAAATTCAACTGGCCAATCGTCAAAACCGGAATTGTTTCCTGAACAACCAAGTCGTCCGCATAGGCGGAGCTTCCGCGATGCATTTCGGTGTTGATTACAGAGAAGGTCTCCTGTCCCTCACCGATGAACACGGGAAGGCGAATATTCCCGTAGGTGATTACTCCAGGATTGCTCACCGTTTCAAACGTGTAAACACCCGGTGCGGTATATTGTGCGAACAGAGCCATGTTTATCTCTCCCTATGGTTGCGATGTTGGATCAAGAGCCCTTTAATATCGTGGTTTCATTTTAGGTCGGAGAAGTCTTTTCTTTCGCCACTTTAATCAGTGCCTAAAATTTTCCGGTCAGTTTTAGTGTCAGGAGCGTGTTTAAAACCATCTTTTGTAATAGCTTCAAGGGCTTCTGTCCTATTTTTCTTCTCCGCTTCTGGCAGAGGGGCAAACTCATTTCGTCCGACCATGGAGAGTCCGACCTCTCCGGATTGTGCGCGAACTTTTTCTCGGAGGGCATTTCTATCAGAAATATCCTGCCAACGTCGATTTGCATCCTTACCGATAGTAATATCGATCTTCTGCTCAGAGAAATTCTCTGTCAAAAGCCCCACACTGGAAGGAATGGGCTGAAAAATCGCGTTTTCCCCACATTTTGTGCAGGGAATGGATTCTTTTGGAATCTGGGCAGTAGGAATGATTTTTTCAATCATAACCCCACAGGCTGAACACTTGTACTCTCTGATGGCCATAAATCTCCTTTTAGGCGTAATATGGGACGAACAAGGCCGACCCCAATGCGGTTAAACGTGGTAAAACTTCGGGTTTTCCTGGAAAATCAGTGGTAAAGCCGTCTGTAGGCCCACCAATTTGAATCGTAAAGTAGCCAATTCGAGTGATAAGAGGAAGATAATATTCCCAATCAGCCGCAGCGGACACTGTGAGAGTGAATGTGGTTGAGGGGGTGACTCCGCTCATATCCTTCGGCTCGGTCATGGAGGCTCGGGATATTTCGAAGATAGTCAAGCCATTTGCTTCCATATTTTCTCTTCCCTGAACGAGAAGGAAGGACCGAATCATAGAAGATATGTCTGAGGCGGTCAAACGGTCGTTCGCTTTGACCCTAATTTCGAAACTGACATTTTCTTTGGAGCCGTACACCTCATAAGTTTCAGTGAGATTGGGGGAAACCATAATTACACATTGATCCCCAACCGTAACCATATCTCCAATTCCAACCGTAAGCCCATTGATGATGTTTTTATTGGCGGCTAGTTTCTTAGCCATCATACTGCTCTGTCCAGAGTTGACTCTGACTTCCCAGAACACCTTTTCACCAGGGCGAAGTAGATTTTTCAACCAGATTGTGCCATCTCCGGCGACAACTAAATCTGATTCAGTGTAGACTGGCCCAAAGGTTGAACGAACCACAACTTGACCGGCTGCCATCAATTCAGAGGGGGATAGGGGTGGGATGGGGAGCATGTTCTCACTCTGAACCACTGGAGTGACACTAGGGTCGGCCTGCACGGTAAAAGTTCCAGTGAGGGTTGACCCTGGAGGAGTAAACTGCTGGAGAACGACTGTAGTGGTAGAGGTGAACTGATAGTCAATACCACTTCGCAATTCATAGCCATCCTGGTCTGTGATAACTAAATTGGAGTAGGAACTGACCGGAAGAGTGACAGTTTGGGTGCCAGTAAACGTAGATTCACAAATCACATAAGACGGCTGCCTTACATACCAAAAATCTACATTAGGGGTCAGGATGCCAGAGGCTGTCCTGAGTTGAAGTGGTTGCTGAGTCGTATAAGAGGTTACGTAAAGGATGCCACCTTGAATTATGAAAGAAATGGTCGGATCCACCGTATATACAGTAGTTGGATCAATCAGAGGGGAAAAATATACCCCGGAACCGACCCCATACCCGGTCTTTCCGGTTGACCATGTGTAAGTTTGGACCGTAAGCCCCACTTCACGGGTTCCCTCATCAACTGAGTCCACATTTAAGTAGTAAACCCCAGGCTGGGGATAAATTAAAGTGCTGGAGGTCTTTGGAGTATTGGTCAAAACTTGATTTTCTTGAACCCAATCAACGAAAACCCCATCATGACCCTGAAGTTTGGCTAGAACGCTGTGACCGTGCTGGGTACACATGAAATAGTCGGGGCTGAGGCGGTTACCGGAGGCTGAGACGTTACTGATTTGAACCTGAAGGTCTCCCCACTGAATCAAATTAGATGCTTGGACGAATGTCTCTCCACCCAAGCTCTTAAAGCGAGGATTTCGATTTACCACATCTTTCAACTCACGCAGAAGGTAGGTGGCTAAGTTCTCGCCAGTCAGATCCAGCATCAAAACCTCTTAATTGTACACGACCCCTGGAATTGGCGCTGGAACCTTTACGTTCACAGGCTCAACCCACATCGCAATACTGCGACGAACATCATTGGTCGTAACATTAGCGATCTGTCTCGGATACCAACGGTTTTCAAGACCTAAGCGGCCATCCCACTCATAATCGGTAATGAGCCATTGAGAGCCATCATGAGCCTCAAAAACGGCCCCCGGCATCAGGTAAGTGAAGAAATCAGCGTCTTCCATAATGGGGCTGAGCGGATTTGGCATTTGATTTTGAACACCAGGAGCCGTCTGTGCGAACTGACTAGATGCGTCCATTGCAGGATCTGCTTCTTCACAGATTTCAACGTTGTCGGCAATTAGTGAAGCAAGATGTTTTGAGTCCATGGGTAACCTCTATGATAGGGAGTAGAAAGTCATTTTTTGAGGCCGATGCCGATTTGCTTATGGGTTATCCCATATTGGTAACCCCCTTTTACTAACATTTCTGCGATTGGGGGGTAGCGAATCTATTTTCAATCCCATTGGTTACCCACCTACGACCTTTACTGCTTTCACTTATTTTGCATCTTTCCTCATCTGAAACGTGACGACCTCGAAGACTCTCACTTATTTTTTTCTTCGTTTCGTCTGAAGGGTGTACACCCCGCATTCTCTCACTTTTCTTTCTCCGTGTTTCATCAGAATCCACCCGGCCCTGAGCCGCTTCACTATGTTTTCTTCTAGTTTCCTCAGATTGATGCACTCCGGTGTGCGCGATTCTCATTTTTTGTTTGGATTCTTCTGAATGTGGGGTAGTATGCCGCGCTTGCCCGGTAGCTAAGATTCGGAGTTTTTGAATCGTCTCATCAGACCGTTTCTTTCCAGAATTTCCTTTACTTATTTTTAATTTATCTTCTTTGGTGCGAGGGCCACGCTTTTGGCCTAGGCACGAACCCGCTGTGGGGCAAACATTATATAACGTGTAACCCAGATTTCTAAACATGTTCATCCATGCTTGCTCCTGACAGCGCAAGGTAGCATCCAAGGGATTTGTTTCCTCTATTACTTCAAATTTAAAATTACTCTTTCCATATTTATTCCAAGAGTGCTGTAAATGAGGGCAGTGGTGCTTATTAGTATTAAGTAAGTAAACATGCTCCTTCCATCTTCTTTCATGATAAGCAGAAGAGCCTACATAAACTTCATGTTTAAGTATATTGTAAATACAGTAGACAATGAACCTCATAACATTATATTACCAAAGACCACAGATCTTCCTTCAGGTTTCTTTTTATTATCCCATTGTTTATCGGGATGACCAGTCGGATTTGTAAGTGGTTCAGCCGGAAGCTCTCGCTTTTCAACAAAACGAGGATCGTAGGTCTGAATGGGGAGGTTGGGGGGCTGCGGAGAGACCAGCGGGATGAGATAACGGGTGTCGTTGGGGCTCAGGAGATTCACATTGAAGTCCTGCTGTAACAAAACGCCACGGGGGGATTTGTAAACCGGATCAGAGATGACTAAGCGTTCACCATTACGACGAACAATGAAATCACCAGCTTGAATCAAAGGAGTAGGGCCGAGATAAGAGCGGCTGGCTCGTTCCACCTTGACCCCACCTTCGTTTATGGTTCGGATTGCGGCTACATCGGGGTCGATGAATAGAATCTCATAGGGGCCATAATAACCTCCAATGATCCCAGTCTCATAGCACGACTCACATCCAGTTCTAGGCTCTCCATTGGCAATCAGGCACCCACATGGTGTTCCTTTTGTGCGTCTAATCATCAAATTAGCTGGCTCACCCGACTGTTCAAAAATGAAGGCATTCCTTCTGACCATTTCAGCATACATATAATCCATGCTGTCAATCTCATAGGTGGTCTTCACCTCAGTTCCGAAGAATCCAGGCTTATGGGCCTCATACCCTCCAGCCATAACCGGAACTACTGTATAGAATGTCCTTGTTCCCGCTGCACCAGCCAGATAAATATCGACATAATTCAATAGGGAGTAGTAAGTGATGGTTACGGTTCGGGTGGTGATCTCATTCTTAACAAAATCAGTGGTGGGAAGAACCGTGACCGATCCTTCTCCGCTGAGGCCGTATTGTTGAATGTAAATCAAAGCCTCTTGACCATCCACTCTGGCAACCGGCACAAATTCACCGTCAATGGTGAGTTGCACATCACCTGGGTTATTCGCCACGGTCGGGTGTCTCTTGGGAACCGGAGTAGACCAAATAGGGGCGGTTGGAATTTTGAATACGTATGACCCATCCCCACCAAAGCTCACCCAGTCGGCAGGTTGAACCGTATAGGTGACGGTCTGATAAGTGGTCTGATCCCGATAGAACGGAATGGGGAGAGGGTTACCTGAGTTCAGGAGAGCCCATGCGGTCGGGGAATCAAATGCTCTATATATATTGTAACCAACCACGTTCTTATCATCCGAGTTGGTCCAACAGATGTCCCTAGAGCCATTATAGTTGCTGTTAAGAACAATAAGGTTCTGGACCATAGAAGGTTGCTCTGTATGCATGTGCATAGCAGGCCGGTGGTTCTCTGGATGATTGAAATGAAGCTCTGCCATGCATTATCCCAGGAGCCAGCGGCTCTGACGAAGACCCACAGAGGCGGGGCGATTAGCAGTGATCAGAGGAGCCCAGATCTGGAACTCTGCGTCATATGCGCTGGCTAAATTTTGGTAAGTGGCAGCCTTATTAATGTCTAGACTCACACCATTCAAACTATAGCCAAATTCCTCAGCAGCCCATCTGGCACCTTCAGAAGATAAGCATTTTGCGGCTGCGCCCAAGGCTGCGGCCTCTCCCCAGTCATTCCCACCCCTAGAAACTGGCAGGGTGTCGAGGGAGTAGTTGTACCAATTCATCGGGTTCCAAGTATTAAGCTGAGCGATGGCCAACTTGAGCATTCGAATAATGGTGTGGTCTTCCCAGATGAACCCTACTCTTGATGTGTATCCGGCTACGGTTTTAGCAGGGGTTGGGGGACGGAAATGATAATTTCTATCCGGATTAGTGTCAGAAAGAAGCTCTCTAACCTTCATAACCAGTTCAGCAGTCTGCGGGGTCACTCCGGGGCGCATGGCGAGGTAGACACTCATCGCTTCCACGGAGTTGGTTGGGGGATTGAACTCCACTACCTCGAAATCTTCATAGATAGTGGAAATAGGGTCGCCTGCGTTTTGAGCCACATACCATACGAGCTTGAACTGACCAGTCCAGATAGTGGGGATGGCCATTTGCACATAATAAACCCCTGTCCACCTCTGCTGAGGGGTCAGATTGGGTTGACTCATGAGAGTTTCAACCCCGTTTACCGCTGAAAAAATACTGTAAGTGATGGTGGCGGGGTTGAAGGGAGCCCCGTGTTCATCTCTGATGGTGATCGAGAGATCCCCAGGACCAAGCTGCCGACCAGATGCAATTGCTATCATACGAATCCTCACCAAAGGCATAGGTAGACGGAAAGTTTTGAGTAATATCTGGGTATGGACTTCTCTGCTCTGAATGACGAACAACGCCTAGCTGTAATACACCCTATCGGAACCCCCGCTGCAATCTGTGCGGGGGCGGGGAGTGGCAAAACCACCGTTTTGACAGCCAGAATTAAACATCTTATAGATGATGAGGTATCCCCGAAGCGGATCCTTGCCCTCACCTTCACCAACAAAGCTGCAAACGAGATCCTGGAACGGGTCGGCATGGCGGCTGAGCCAAATCATCCCTGGATTGGTACGATTCACTCATTAGCGTTGAGTGCGATCCGTCGAGCCCCCAAGGGGTTCGGTCTGAATGAAAAAGTCACCCCTCTGGATGAATATGACCAGAAGGAGATGCTGAAGAAGTTGATCGAAGACCGAGAGTTGGGAGACATACTCAACCCCTACTTGCTCAAGGACAAGCTATCCTATCATCGGGCCAGAGGAGTGGGGTTCCGGGTCGATTACACCTCTGAGGTGCATCAGAAGGCTCTGGTGGCCCATGCGGGGTATCATGCGATGTCCACTCAGGAGTTAGAAATCTGGCTGGCTTATGAGAAGCAGAAAACCCATGATTCGGTCGTGGATTTTGATGATATGATTCATTTGTTCGTACGAAGGGGGCAAACAGATGAAAGGTGGCTTCACAATCTTCAACGGCAGTTCGATTTTGTGCTGATGGATGAGGCCCAGGACACTAACACTTGTCACCCCCCAGGGACAATGATTCGTAAACTAATGGGCATGGATGGGATCAAAGCAGTGCATGGAGAAGTTCCCATAGAATCCCTTCAAAATGAGGATAGAGTTATTCCTTGGGAGCGGGGACATGGCAAATTAATTATGCATGGATCCCCTATCACTATTGGAAAACGTGAGTATAGCGGAGAGCTTATAAATATTACTTATGGGGAGAGAAGCCTTCAAATGACTCCAGATCATCGGGTGTATGTTGCTCTAAATGATAGTAATAGCTATGCTATCTACTTAATGTGGAGAGCGGAATTTGGTTTTCGAGTTGGGCAATGTTCACTAAGTTATAGGAGATCAGGCTGTGGCCCTTATGGGGGGTTCGTACGACGAATTCAAGAAGAGAAGGCAGATAAGGCGTGGATTCTAAAAGTCGTAGAAACTAAGCAGGAATCACGAGCATGGGAACAGATAATCTCATGTCAATATGGAATTCCTATGACTCAATTTGAACCTACAAATGGAGAAAGACACGAAGAATTAATCCGTTTGGTATTTAATGAAGTAACAGGAGATGGAGTAAGCTGTTTAAGAACTTATGGACGTTTATTTAGCTACCCTTTATATTCAAAAGAAAGTAGTGAAGTAAATGCAATCCATAAACGATGGTGTGAAACTAGAGCTACTAATTTAATTCCAGGACTAATGTCTCTCCCATCCCCAGAGACATGTAAAAGAATTATCATAGAAAAAGTCGAAAGAATTCCTTATTCTGGCCCGGTATATTCCATGGATGTTAAAGACTATCATACTTACGTAGCTAATGGGATTGTAGTAAAAAATTGTCAATGGAGCATGATTAATCTCTTGTTGCCCCCTGGTAACTTCAATATGCTCTGCGTGGGGGACATCAATCAGTCCATTTACGGATTCAATGGTGCTAACCCCGGCATTCTCTTGAATTACACTAAAGAATGGCGAGGAGTGCAACCAAAGCTCTACAAACTAGAACGAAATCACCGGTCAGTCCCTGAAATCGTCACCCTGGCGAACAAGGTCCAGACTTTCATGACCGACACGATTCCTCTCCGCATGGAATCCCATCGTGGAGGGAAGGATGAGCACGGTCAGATCATTCTCCGGCACTCCAATACCCCCAGAGACTTGGCGGAATCGATAAGTGTGGAGATTTTGAACAAAACTGCAAAAGTTCAATACAAAGACATCGCCATTCTTGTCCGTGCAGGGTCTCAGGTCCGTGATATTGAGACCGAATTGGTAAAGAATCGAATCCCCTACATCATTCGGGGAGCAATGGGGCTGTTGCAGGCTGAAGAAGTCAAGGATATCCTTTCTTATCTCAAAATCGCATCTAATCCTCATGATTTCTCAGCCATGCGACGGTCTAGCATGGTGCCAAAGCGTGGTGTTGGGGATGCAGCATTGGATAAGGTGCTTCTGAATGCCAATCTGAAGCATGAGGGTAACTTAGTTGAGAGTTTGCGGGGAAGCCAGCTTCAAAAACTGGAAGGGTACCTCAATATTGTCGATGAATTGATGAGACGCTCCCATGATCCTTCAGACGCGATTGACTATCTGGTCAGAGCCATCGGGTATGAGTCATATCTGAGGAAAAAATACGAGAAGCACAAGGACAAGATTGAGCAAAAGCTGAATAATATCGTGCGACTCAAGGAGATGATCAATGCGTTAATGGCCGAAAGGGAGATGACGATTGATGATGTGGTATTCCAGCTAACGATGCAGGATCAAAAGGACATCGGTGGAGAAGGAAAAATCGTTATCAGCACCATCCATGCGGCGAAAGGGTTGGAGTGGAAGACTGTTTATGTCGTGGGGCTCTATGACGGCAGCCTTCCTCACAAATTCTGCACCTCAGACGAAGAAATCAGTGAAGAAAGACGCCTATTTTACGTGGCTTGCACCAGGGCCAAGGATACGTTAGTGCTTGGGGTGCCAGCAGCAATTGAATTTGCCTATAAAGAACCACAGTGGGTGGCTCCGAGTAGGTTCTTAACTGAGCTAGGGGTGTGCAAATGAGACAAATCAAAATTGCCTTCTCCGGATTAATGAGATCTGGCAAAGATGCATGTGGTGATTACATCATAAAAAAGCATGGAGGGGTGATCAAACGATTTGCTGAGCCACTTTATGATATCATGCACTATGCTCAACGGCGATGCCGACTACCTGAAACAAAATGGCGGAAGTTCCTTCAAGTAGTCGGCACAGAGCTATTCAGAGCGGAGCACCCTGGTATATGGGTGAATCTACTAATCGAAGAGGTAGTAGACTTAGACCCATCAGTAAATATTATCGTAGTGGATGCAAGATTCAATGATGAATTTGAAGCCCTCAAGAAAGCAGGGTTCCTCCTGGTCAAAATAATCAGAACAGACGCAGAGCGAGAGGCAGAAGAGCGAGTAAGCAGTGAAGTAGCTCGTCATGCTTCAGAAGTTGACATGTTATCCTATGAGGGATTTGACCATGTGATCGTCAATTGTGGCACATTGGAAGACCTCTATCGCTCCGTAGACCGTTTGATTGAGAGCCAGTTCAGAGAAGAAGATCCCTGCCATTGGTATGATCCCGAAGTCGTAGAGGGAGCAGATGACAAATGGGCCTTCATCCGGGGTATGAAGGGGCCCGCACCTGACCTGGATGACTTCGGGCACCCGATTTAACTAGCTTGCTTAAGTTTCTTCTTTAACTTTTCTTTTTTAGTCAGAGTGGGGCACCGGTCAACGGATCGCCCCACTAATTGTTTGCT